TGCCCCGCATAGCGGGCATCTGTCCCCGACGGCTTTGTGTAATTCTTTTTTGCATTTTCTCAAATCTCTTTCCGTTCGACATTTTATTTCCTCTTGTCTTTCTAATTTTCCTACCAAGTCTTTAAGCATATTATATTGACCAATTATTTTTTCTCGTCTTTCTTTACACATCTCCAAGTGGTTTAATGGAGGAGGCCTTCTGTCTATAACCACCAAAAGCAATTCCCCTTGCTTTAATGCTTTTGACAGGTTTTCCACTTGTATTGCTAAATTTTGGCATATCTGTCCTTTTTGTAACAACAAACGACTACGAGAGACCTGCTCTCTTCTATTTTTCCGCTCGGATGAGTACTGTAGGGCTAATTTCAAAATATCTTGTAATCTCGTCAATTCTGCCGCTTTTTCTTGATATAGGTTTTGTGCAGATTCCACCTTCCTCAAATCTTCATTCATCTTCTCGATATAAGCAAGTAAATCTTGTTGTGCCTTTGCCTTATTCAACATATCTTTTATTATCTCAATAGTGGTATGAGATTTGCGTAGAGCGGAAGTTATATTTTTTAACGTATTATCTATACATTCCAAATTGACAATAGCATTGAGTTGGCGAGATACTTCTCCTGCCGTTTCACTAAACCAAAAAGGTGCTTCGTGCTGTCCTTGGAAATTGATATCCGAAAGGTTTACTATTTTCTCAATGTCTTTTGGAACATCGTTTCTGAAGGCTTTGTATGGTTTGCCCTTGTTGAGCTTGTAAATATTGGAACCTTTGCCCCTGGTGCGAGTTATTTTGTTTCCATCAATGGTAAGCCGCACAGCAGCCTTATCAGCATCCCAGTTGATAACAGAATCTCCGGCAGGTTTATTTCTTACTACCCATCTTATAGCTCTTATAATTGTGCTCTTGCCAGCAGCATTTCTCCCTATGATGGAATTGACGAGAGGACTGAAATCAATATCCAATTTCTCATGTGTTCGAAAATTTCTTATTTGAAGTTTTTCTATCATCAACATTTCTCATCATAAATGCGATTGATAATTTTGATTTGTTTTGGTGAATATTTCTCTGGAGGATTATCAATCAAACTTGCTATGAATTCTACCTCCCACTCGGACAATCCTTTACCAAATGAATCAATATGTTCTACCAACACCTTTGGGTCAAACTCTTGTTTATTCATCTTAATATCTCCACTTCCAGATACTTTACACCCCATTCTAATGCTTCTTGTTCTGTATCAAAATAAACATCAATACAACCTTCTTTAATAGCTCCTCCTCTATCTAATACAGGAGCAATTCCATATCCAGGTATTTTTAGAACGGTGCAGAAAGGAAGGGTTGCCGCACAAAGTTTGTTTCCTTTTCTTAATTTATAACCACTCGCTGTGATTCCATCAAAATACGGAGTACAGCACTTCTCACTGTTGGTATAAGCTGTGACCTTGAAAATTAGATGCTCCCTTTCCTCTTTTATTTCTTGTTGAGATTGCAAAGGATTTGGAAATCTTCCTACGGAAAATAATATCATAAAGAATATTGAGATAAGCATACCAAATAGAATATAAAATACAACATATCTCATTTCTTCCCCTTCTTTTTTCTCTTGGTAATTATAGAGGTTATTTTTAATTTTTTCCCACGTCTTACCTTTCCTGTCCTTTTCAATAACTTCCATTGTTTACCTAATTCTACCAAGTTAGAAGTTCCGTATATATATTCTAATAATTCGTTCTTCTTTTCAATGGATGTCATATAATAATCTGCATAGATAGGAAAACCAAACGGTCCTAACCTTGCTAATACTTCAGCCCGTGTCATTTGCTCAATCAACTTGAGTATATGAGCCGCTTGCGACCGTTTTATTTTCTTAGCTGTAATCATTTATATTCCCACAAGCCAGGCAAGCCCATTGCTTGCCATCCCAAATAACTTCGTATTCATCACAGAAGAGGCACTTATGCTTTTGGGCTCTTTTATACTCCCCCTCTTGCCATTTCTTAGAGCACTCGGCACAAAGTTTGGCTCCGTTACAATTGAAGAATTTTGTTCTTATCTTACCACAACTTTCGCAACCTTCTGGATTGGGCGGTATAAAATTACTCATTCTATATCCTCTATTTTAATTTCTCTAATAGTAGGTTTCCATATCAGAGCCTTACCCCCACGTTTCTTCTTCCTTTTACTCCAAGACCAAATTTCTAAACTTGTTCCTGGAGTCTGCAACCAATCCAAAGTTTCTTGTGCATGGTCCTCCGTTATCTTTCTAACATGAGCAGCCATTCCCCCCGAGCAACATTGAACACCCACTACTCCTCGTTTAGGGTCCAAAGCCAGAATATCAATAATCCCAAACAAATCCTGACGGATACCATGCGGCCCTACAAAAGCATTCCACTTTTCAACTATTGCACACCTACGCCCTTGGTTTTTCAATTCTCGGATTGTTCTTTGGGTTGCTATACTCATTTATTCTTTTCCTCTTGAATATAGGAGGTTTGTCTTTCAACGATTTCATTCCTAATTCTTCTATTGTCTTTTTCCAACCTTCTTTTGATATTTCATCTTTTTGAAGACGAAAATTTTTAGTCCCTTTGAATGGTAATACTACTAATTTTTTATTTCTTCTAATCAAACTAAAATCAGCAGTAGATATAATTTGATAGGCTTGGGAGGTCTTTTTCAATTCCTTCTTCAAATACTTGATAGCAGTTTTTTCTCCTACTCCCTTTATTCCCGGAACCCCGTCTGTATTACAACCGGCAATAACTTTCACTTCTCCCCATAGATGAGGTTCTATTCCATATTTCTTTTTGAAGCCTTGTAATGTTAGGACCTTTCCTTTGACAGGATTATAAAAAGAGACCTGAGGATTGATAAGCTGATACAAATCTTGGTCTGAAGATACTATAACCGCTTCGTCCAGCATAGGGAGATTGAAACAAATAGAAGCTATTATATCATCAGCTTCGTATCCTCTTTGAACGAAAACATTTTTATAACCAATGGTAGGGAGATATTTTTTCCGCAGCATTATCATTTGTTGTCTAAATTCTTTTTCAAATTTGATTTCATCCTCATTCATATCTTTATATTTATTTTTTCGGTTGGATTTATAGGCTGGAAAAATTTCTTCACGTTTGGAGTATTTGGAATCCCAGCAGAATATGACGTGTGGGGTATTGAAATATTCTTGGAAATGAGTAATGCTTTTTAGAAATCCATATATAACACCAGTAGGAGTATTTTCATAACTTAATCCTCCCGTAGTCCATTTAGCCCTATGACATAGGTAATTACAATCAAGAATTAACCATTTCTTATTCATTATGATTTTTACTCAAAGCCTTTACCATTAGACTCAAAGTTTTCTCATCAAGATGACATAAATAATTTATATTTATTGTTCCATCAGCAGGTATGGTAACGGTTATATCTACAATATCATCAGGTAATTTTACTCCCTGTAATTCTAATTCCTTAATAAAACCACTTCCTTCGATTATCATTTTTATACTCCTTTTATCAATTAGTGAATTTGAACCAGTCTCGGATATAGTTTTTATTATATCCTTTTATCTTTCCTCTTTTGGTGATACTTTTTAATGAGCGTAGTTTGGCTTGACCATTTTTTAACATCTTATGCATCTCTTTTATTGAGGGATTTCGTTTCATTTTATTACTCCTTTCTATTCATATCTTCTTTTTCTCTTCACTCTACAGGATTCTTCAATTTCATTCCAAACATCACCAACCATGTCTCTTAAATCCCTCTCCATTTCATATTCATCTACATATCTAATCAATCTTTCCTTGGAACCTCTAAACTCAAATTCAGGTACTATTATTTTATTCCCTTGTGTTTTCCAATGTCCTTCCTCTGTCAAATAATTTATGCAGGAACCTATATCGTCTATCCCAAACGAATGGTAAATAGGAATGGTTAATTTTCTCTCCCTTCCGGTAATCCTATTCTTTTTAATTTCGATGAGGCATTCTATACCCAACTGCCTTTTCTTACCTTTTACGGTCTTTGATACTCTCCTTCTAACAGAAGACCATAATTCTATTGTTGCATAAAATCGTAAGGCATGTCCACCAGAGCGGCTTTTTCTTTCAAAACCAAATCCTATATTATCTCTTGTTTGATTGATAATAATAAGAATGGATTGACCTTCTTTTTTCAAAGAAGAAATTATCCTGCGTAGATTGGCAGAATTTATTTTAGCCTTACCGTCTGTATAAGAACCGGCTGCCGATTTCCCTTTGCGATAAGCTGTTTTATGTTCTTCAAACTTATCTGCTTCGCTTTGAGAACTTAGGCTATCCATCGAATCTAATATATATATGAATGGTTTACCATAATGGAGAGCATCATCTATATGATAATAAAATTCTTCTATGGTAGAAGAAAACACATCCTCCCCTTTATTTGAAGAAGGTGCTTCCATTCTTTTCCAAACTCTCTTCCCAAAAAATCTTTTAATATCCATCATAGCCCCTCCCTCACTGTTATCATAAATGAACCTATAATTATCAAAGTTAGAATTGATACTGGCTTCTGCTAAACAGGTAAGGGATAGAAAAGTTTTACCGCTCGCTGAATCGCCTACTATGAAATAATATCTGCCTTTGGCAAAACCGCAATAAGGTTTTCCAGTACAGGCCAAATTCAAAAGTGTACTGCCTGTACTGAGGAAGGATAATTTTTCTTCCTTCTTCTTTTTCCTCAATGCTTTTTTTAGGTCTTTTGTTTTCATAAAGGGATAGTGCCTTATCTTCTGCATATTTTATTATTACAACCGGCGGGCAGGATTCGAACCTGCTTGGAAAAGTTCTGTATTAAGGATATAACCGCCATCTTAATACTTAGCGAGAGTCTCGTATTTCAGGTCTTGTGGTTATGCTTTAGGCTTATTAAGCACCACTAACCAACTCCTTATTCCAAGCTCGCTTGCACTTTGCGTTTCACACACGCCGCCGCCGGTTATTCACTTGTCAAAAGAGGATGGTCACAATCCTTTATAACCATCCTCTCAGGTTTCCATACCTACCTACGTTTTTTCCTCCCTGAAGATTTTTTTGCTGGTTTCTTCTTGGATTTCTTTTTAGCTGTTTTCTTCTTGGTTGTTTTCTTTTTCTTGGGTTTTGGAGATTCTTCCTCATCTTCAAAATCCTCATCCTCGTCTTCAAGGTCCTCATCCTCTTCTTCATCTTCCTTGTCTTCATCCTCGTCTTCATCCTCGAAGTCTTCATCTAAATCTTCTTCATCGTCTTCAAGGTCCTCATCCTCTTCTTCATCTTCCTCGTCTAAATCTTCCTCGTCTAAATCTTCATTGTCTTCTTCTTCGTCTTCATCAAATTCATCCTCTTCTTTTTGTTGTTTCTTCTTCTTCTTAGATTTTGGTGTTTCCTTTTCGTCCTCGTCGTCATCCTCAGTTTGAAGAAGAATTTTTTTCAATTCATCATAAGGGGTAATTTTGATGATTTCATCCAGGTTGTAAACCTCTTCCAAAATATCTTCATCATAGTCTTCTTTTCTACTCTTGAAATCAATCGATTCCACAGAATAAAAAGACCGTCCTGCAAAATGATGCTCTTCTATACCAAGCTTCAAGGTAAAACCATTCTCCAGCTCATAGAAATTTTCGTATTCGTCCTCTTCATCACCATTACGAATACGAGTATCTAAAGCCTTCCCAAACAACCACCAAGCCATATCCCATATTTGCACACCTTTATCTCTATCTCGTGTGTCTATTACATTGAATATTTGTCTTTCACTTGGAGCAAGACTTTTGATAAGGTCCTCATCTGCATCAGGATTGTTTGACAATTTAGCTCGGTATTCACAGACAGGACATTTCTTACCTAATGTCTTTCTAAGGCAAGGATAGGTATTTTGTTCCGCTCCTATACCTCGGTGAACAAAGTAGGTTCTTTCATAGTGAAGCTGACCCTCGTCCGCCCAAGGATTACCCTTTCCTACTCTGTAAGGAAGAATATCCAGGCGTAGCGGTTTGTCATCTTTCAATCTAAAAAGGTTTACTCCTTCTGGTAAATTCAAAGATGTTCTTTCGAATCCTGCTTGATGCTGTTCTGCCCTCCTTCTTGCTGTGTTTGCTGTTTCCCTGTTTTTCTTTTTTCTTCTTTTTGCCATTGTGATTTTCCTTTCTAAAATTATTGGTTTTTCATAAATTCTTTCGCTTTATAATAAGCCACTACGCCAAATTTTACGCAAAAATAAACGAGGATAGGTAAAACGAACAGAATGAATAAAATTACGAATATCTCCCTCATTTTCCATTCCTCCCTTTCCTCTTTTTACCTTTCAATCTCGCTGCTCCCTTCTCTATATCATCTACTACTTCTTTGGAAATATTATCTGCTGCTTTTGGGGGAGCAAAATAATTTTGACCGTGCAAACTAACCAATCGCTCCAATGCACTTTTACGATGGTCCAAAGCCGAAACAGCTGCTTGTAATATATCAACCTTGTGTTTTCTTATTCTACAAGATTTCAAACCATCTTGGTATTCAGGTTGTTGAAGAATTGTATTTGATATTAGTGTTTCGGTTATTTTTTCAGGCAGATTATAGGTTGTAGGGTCGTCCCTAATAGATTTATCTATACCTGCCTTTACCACATCCAATTCAGCCTTTGCCTCTTCTAATCTTCTCCTTGCATCTGCCAGTTCAGCAGCATATTTGAAGAAGATTTTTGGTTGTCCTATCCACTCCTCATCAAGTCTATTTTCATCTATATCAAAGAAATCAAATTCTACTTCTCTATCTTTTTTTGCCATAATTATTTTCCTTTCCTATATTATATTATCGTCATTTTCACTGGTTTTTTGAAATAAAATTTTTAATCTTTTGCCCCTACCACGATTTCGTAACAAGATGCAGAAAGACCTGCCCATTTACTATCATAGAAGTGGTCACGAAATGCTTCTATTATTAAATAAGCTCTACCCGATTGTTTACCTCCAGATAACAGAACCTTCTTTGCATATCCTAAAATCATCCATCTAATTTGTTCCGGTTCCTCATCTGAGGATTCTTTCAATATTTTAGTCATTTCCATCCATTTCGTTCTCGGATTGAATAAAGCCCTTGCTATATTTATAGCTTGTGTTTCGGCAGTAGTGGTTTGGATGGTTTCTATCATATCATCTTCGTCTTCTAATTCAATTATTTGATTGAGAAGTACAAGAGCTTTACGAGCAGAACCATTACTACATTCTATTATCTTCTCAAATACTTCTGAGGAGAATCCAGCTAAACCTTCTTTCTCACAAATAGAGGTGAGTAATTTAAGAATAGATTTGTGATTCAAAGTTCTAACAACGATTTCGGTACAACGTGTCCTTATTGTATTCTTTAGTTTCTGGGGGTCTGTTGTTGCCAACATAAAATAAACATGGTTTGGGGTATCTTCCAACATCTTAAGGAAGGCATTTTGGGCATCACCGGTCATCTTATGACATTCGTCTACTAACCATATCCTACATTTACCACTAATAGGAGATTGGTATAGATGAGAACGAATATCTCGTACCATTTCAATACCTCTAAAGTCAGCAGTGTTTAGTTCCTTAAAATCGTGATTCCCACATTTGAGTTTGCTCTTTAATAACCTGGCAAGTGTGGTTTTGCCGCACCCGCTCGGACCGCTGAAGAGCAAGGTATGAGGAAGAGAATTATTTTTGAGTTTTGTCCGCAAAATCTTAATAGAACTATTCTGTCCTATTATTTCACTAAACCTGGTTGGTCGATACTTCTTGTATAATTCCATTATGACTCCTTTCTCATTTATATTTTCACTTTTTTCTGAAACTCCATAAGTTTTTTCTTTAATTGTTTTATATTTTGCAATTCTCTTTGCCAAACAATTAAAGTTCTAAAACCATATTTAGCGAAATGTTTTATTCTCTGACTCTCCTCCTGCTCCTTTGTTCTCCCTGTTCTTTTTTTGCTGTGCCAATAATCACCAAACATTTCTATAATCTTTTTTTGTCCATTCACATTTATAAAATCAGGGCATTTCCCTCCTATCCAAACTTTACCATCTCCAACATATTTATATTCACTTGGAAACATTTTATTCAAACCATTTCTTAACCTTCGTTCTGGTTTGGTGGGCAGAATTTCTAAACCTAAAAGCATAGCCTCTATATGTTTCTTCCTATATATGGGGTCTTGCCATAACTTCTTCGTTACCTTACTAATATGATTACGGAAGGCTTCGGTTCGTTTTAACCCAGTTAGAGCTAAACGATGTTTTTCTCTTTTTATAGGGTTTTGCCAATTGCATTTTGAGGCTCTACTCATTTTTTGGAGAGTTTCTTTCGTATGTTTACGACCAAGCATTGTCCCTAAACTACCTATATGTGCAAGACTTATTTTTTGCTTATGTTCCTCCGAAAGTTTCTTTCCCTTACGAGCTTTACTTATTTTCAACCGGGATTCCTTTGACATTTTTTTACCTTTATTTCCAGATGTTTTACCAATATGAGAAATGCTCATTCTCAATCTTGTCTCAGGAGAATGACAAAAAGCATATTTCTTTCCTACCATTGCAGGTTTACCACATCCGCAAAGACATAATTCAAAAATTAAACTTTTTCTTTTCATACCATGATTTTCCAATTGGGGATACTTCAATTTCTATCGAAAGAGGTACAATAATCCATTTCCAATGCTTACGAATATCAACAGTCATTACCTGCTTCACAATCTCCAAATAATTCTTCAGTTCCCTTCTATGGACATCACTTACTATACTATCGTGAATTTGGCCGACAATTAGAGTCTTCATTTTATATTTCTTCAACAATTTTTGAATACGAATTAGAGACCACAATAACCAATGAAATGCCGAACCTTGTACTGGATAATTGATAACTTCATTTCTTCCATAAAATCCTTCTATTCTAAAACCTGTTAAAGTATCAAAATATCCCTTCTTAAGGTAAGCATAATACCAATCTTTTTTCCATTGTCCGTAAATTCTAAACCGTCTATTCCAAAAATCATATTCTACCTCTTGAAGATGTTTTTCAAATGTTCCTTCCTCAGGAACCTCTTTAGGGTCGCATTTTCCCAGTTCGTAAATACAATTTTCATTTAGATGGTTATATAAGTCGTATCCATCCTTTCGTTTGAGGTTCATCTGACCTATGGCTTTCCATAAACTTTTAGCATTGTTAATATAATAATCTCCATAGAATTGTGGAAAGACAAACATATTTTTCCCACAGTAACGAATATCTTTAGTTACTTCTCTTTTCGGAAGATTAAAACATTGACCCGCCATATCTCTGTGCAAGTCCTTCCTTTTGTCTTTTATATATGAAACCATCCTTGGGTCTCTATGATAACAAGCAGCATTACATATCTCAGCACCAGAATAATCTGCCTCGACTATTCGATGATTTTTCCTTGCAATAAAAGCCTTCCTAACCAACTTCGCAATTTTAGGGTCTCTAATAGGAATATTTTGAAAGTTAGGATGGTCGCTACTGCTGCGAAAGGTTCGAGCCATATTGAGATTGAAAAATGGATGAAGATAACCATCCGTTGTCTCGCGAAGAATACCCTCCAAATAAGTTGATTTTGCTTTCTTGAGTTTTTCTAATTTGAGAAAATCTCTAACGAAATCCAAATCTACAGTATCCAAAGAGGTTTCATCTGTCTTAGGTCTTCCTGTTTTTGTATAGGTTGGACAGGGATATTCCATTATAGAAAACAGTATTCTGCCTAATTGTTCTCTGGAACCCATATTGGTCCTTAGTCCAAATTCTCTTCTCCATATCTTAAAAATTTTATCGTGCTTCATTCGATTGGTTATTTTTTCTATTTTATGTTTAGTTTGAGTAATAGCATGATTGAGATATTTAGTATCTATTCTCATCCCGTTCGTTTCTACTTGGGATAGGGCAATACAACCGTCGTGGAGTAATTTATATCCCTTGTTGGTTATCGGTCTCATATATCCACACCCTGTCTACCCAAACGAGTGTCTCCGCAGTCTTCCTCATATCCAGTAGGTTTCTCTTCTGCTGCTTCTTTTTCCCTTTGATAGTCTCTGTTCTGCTCATCCTCTTCAGTGAATTGATTTGGATATCTCTCTTTGAGTTTTTTAATATTCTTATCCATCACTTCCTCAAACGTAACCCCAAGTTCATCGCACATCAAACCCAAATACCAAAATATATCTCCAATCTCCTCTTCTAATTTCCATAAGTCTATATAATCCAAAGTTCTATTATAAAATAATGCTTTTTTAAGCACATCCGTCAATTCACCTGCTTCTGTGCATATCCCAATAGCACCGTGAATCAATCGTTTACTTATCATCTTAAAATTTGGAGATTCGCTTCGTTTCACATTCTTCATGTATTCTATAGAATTCATTTTACCTTTCTCCTTTCAAAAAGTTTTATTTGTTTCATCGCGACTTTATATTCTAATAGTGAATCCAATCCGTTATATAATAACAAATCTTTCAAATCTACTTCGTCTATCCTGTTAAACCTATTGTTATTCGTTGACTTGAGAAAAGGTTCTATATGGTCGTTATAGG